ATTCATAACTTTTTTATACTATTATTCATAACTTTTTTATACTATTATTCATAACTTTTTTATACTATTATTCATAACTTTTTTATACTATTATTCATAACTTTTTTATACTATTATTCATAATTATATTATACTATTATTCATAATTATATTATTTTTTTCTATAAATTTTAGTAATTTTACCTTTTTCTTTATCAAATGATAATATTTTATAGGGACGTGATTCAAAAGTATATAACACATCTTCTAAATCTTCATTCCATTTTTTTTTAGGGAATTCTTTATAAAAAATACTTTCAAATTTTTTTATTGAAATACTTTTACCTTTTTTAAGATTTTTTTTTAGTAAATTTAGAAATTGTATTCCATATTTTTTATTAAATGATATTTGCCAAGCAAATCTATTAATCCCAGGTAGTTTAGGCGGGTCTTTATATTTTTTCTCTATCATTAGCGTTGGATATAATCCATTTTTATGTTTATTAAAAATCTCTTTTACCAGAACTTTCAATACATCAAAGGCATTACCATCTTTAATATCTAATTTCAAACCCAAATTTATTCTTAATAATTTCAAATATTCTTCTTTTATTAAAGTATTCCATCCTTCTTTCATAATATCACGTAAAGTTGTTTTCCAAACAGAATCATTGTAAATATATGTCTTACATTCTTTTATTCTACTGTTTTCTGCAATATAAATTACAATTCTTAATAAATCAATAATATGATATGAATTAAAGTGGTCAAAAATTCTTAATTCTACCCCATTAGGATTTATCATAGGTGCGCCTGATACTTTAGGACATTCTTTTCCAGGACATTTATTCGTAAAATCAAAACCGAAAGTTCTAAAATCACTACTTAATATTCCTACAGCATTTGGTTCATCAATATAAACTTTTCCATTACAATCCATTAGATTTTTACTATCTTCAAAATCCATAGTTTTTCTCCAATAACTTTCAATATTACCATATCTTCCAATACCTTTTTCTAATTTTTTTAAATCACTACCACCAAAGTTCCCCCATCCTGTGCTCATTACTCTAAAAGAACCTTCAACTTTTTCCCCATTATCTCCCACAGAAGTAGGGTCGGGTGAGAAAAAAGAGGCGATTAAAAGAGGTTCTATCATTTGTATTTGTTTCCCGAAATTTCTATGAAGTTCAATGAAATGTTCATTACTAATATCATTGTGTCTGGGAAGTGTTATAGTAATATGATAACTACCTAAATAATCTTTATAATCTATTTCTTCAAATTTATATTCATTTTCACCAATAGTAGGTCTTATAGGAACTTTAACACTATTTATAGTTCCAAATGGTAATTGTCTTAATTCTCCATATTTTTCTACTTTTTTTCTTGTATGTGGATTTTTCATTTGTAATTGAATGAATTTATTTTCTTGATAAATTAATTCATCCCATAAAGATTCTATAGAACGATTTCTATGATTAGAAGTAACAAATTCAGGCATTAAAATAGGTATTCTCTTGAGAATTATAGGATTGGGTTTACACCCTTTTTGTTGTCTACCAGATAATTCCCAAGGAATTTCCTGTAAGAACTTTTTTTCAGAAGGTGTTATTCTAGGAGATAATTTTTTATAGTGTTTTTTAGTAAGTTTATCTTTATTATAACACCTTTTTTTTTTTAGCTTACAACAAGAACCTGTTTCAGATATGTCTCTTGTAAGAAAACAAGTAGATTCTTGTGTATCAAAAATTATATTAGATTTAGATAAATCGGTTCCCCCATTTTCTAATTTATTAATGTGAAAAAGTTGAACTTCGTGCTCAAGACCTAATCCCCAATTCATAGGTCTTTCTTTCACATTTAACTCTTTTAAATAATTTTTCCTATCGAAAAAAGTTGGTAAATATTCCCTATAATAATGTTCAGTAACTTTTATTTTTTTTTTTGTTCTTCTTGATGGATTATTATTTTTTTTCTTCGATGACATATAATATTAATAAATATTTTATATAAAAATACTATAAATTAATTATAAAATACTATAAATTAATTATAAAATACTATAAATTAATTATAAAATACTATAAATTAATTATAAAATACTATAAATTAATTATGGATTAAAAAAATGGTCATTATCTAAGGATATGTTGTGTAAAGATAATACAGATTGATTAACTTGTGTGTGTAATCTTCCTAAAGTATTACTAAAGTGATTTAACATCATTGTATCAAAATTCATACTATTTGATATATTACCATTATGAATTCTATCAATTTGTTTTATAGTTCCCAATACTTTTTTATTTGCGATAGAATTTAAATCAATATCATACATTTTTTTATTTATATTACCACCCCTATTCACTAAAACAGATGCCTTACCTTTTTTACATTTAATTTGTGTGGTTATGTCGGGTTGTGTCATATTTTTAAAACATTCAACATTACTATCTTTACCGTGATATGTCAAATATCTTGAAGTATTATCATCCCATAAAATAGGATTCATTTTAGCATTTCTTCTTGGATTAACTCTAATATATCTATCTTGAAAATTATTCATTATTATTTATATTAGATAATAAAAATTATTCATTAATCATATTTTTTGGTACTGTTTTTGGTAGTTTCATTTTTAACTCGTTTAATAATGTAATTTTCCTTTTAACAGTTTTTTTATCATAAGTTACTTCTTTCTTTATATGAATATTATTTATTTCAGGAATAATATTATCAATAATTTGTAAATATTCTATAGAATTAGTATTTTGTGTATCATTTATGTCAGGAATAATATTATCAATAATTTGTAAATATTCTATAGAATTAGTAGATTGAGTATCATTATTATTTTTTTCAACTAAATCATATACGTTATTTCTATTATTTATTTGTGTATCATGGGCGTAAATAGGATTATTATAATTCTGTCTATTATGAATTGGTTTAATATCTTTTTTACATAAATTAATTAATAATATTATTATTATAATAAATAGAAAACACGAAATTATAATAATTAAAATCCATTTTTCCCATTTTATTCTATCATTTATAAAATTAACTATTTTTTTAGTTTCTTGAGGGAAAAATATATTTAAGGGTAAACTAATACTATTTAAATTATATGAGGTATAAGCCTGTATTGTAAAATAAAAATTATTATTATAATTAATATAATTATCCAAATTTAGTCCATTTGGTAAATAACTACCATTATAAATAATAGTATTATTCATATTTACAATATAATATAAAATAGTCCCCATATAACTATCAACCAATTTCCATTTTAAAATATTATCGTAAATAACAGGTATTTCAGGAACTGGTGGAATTCCTATATCGGTAATAAAATTAAATTGAGACGAATTCCCGATTTTCTCATATTTAGCTCTTAATTGTAAATTATAAATATTAAATGGGTATAAGTTATCTAAAATAAATGAGTAATTATTAAAATTCTTATTTACTTTTTTATCTTTAAAATTACTAAAATTTAAACTATAACTAAAAGTAGGTTCTAAATAAGAATCTGGGTAATTCCAACTTACTAAAATACTTGTATTTGTTATATTATTAATTTGTAAATTTTCTATATTATATGGATTTGTATTATATATAAAATTATAATAGGTATTACTTAACTTAGTTCCATTACTATTTTTATAAGAAATTTTATAAGAATAGTTAGTATCTAATAGTTTAATATTATCAATATATTGGTTAACTAAAAAATCATTAGCATAATACCCATCATTATTATAATACGTTTTGAATATTTCAATTTCATCTCTAAATAATCTATATTCTAAAATAAACCCATTTGGTATTGTTGGTTCATCCCAATAAATTATAACTTTATAATCATCATATGTATTATTAAAATTCAATTCAACTTCATCATTAGGACTAACTTCATGACATCTATTTCCAATTTGATTAGTTCCATTGGGACAGTTTTCTAAACAAGCATTTCCAGAAATATAATTAATACATTCCTGACATAATAATCTTCCAGGACCAAAACAACCATTACATTGTTCGTGACAATTGGGACAAAATTCTTTATTATTGGATACTATAACATTTTTATTTGTTATTTTAGACCAATTAACTAAATTAGAGAAACATAAACCATTATTATATTTTATAGTAACACCATACTCTAAAAGATATGGATTATAAGAATAAATATTTTTCAAGTTTTGTAGTCCTTTTAGGGAGGATAGATTAAGACTATCGTAAATTACCAAATATCCGTTTATATTTTCTATATTTTTCATAGGATTTAGTGTTTGGATATTATAATCTCCATTGATAAAAAAACTCCCATTAACTGTTATACAATCTTTTATTTGGTTAAAATCATCCTTAGAATTTATAAAGAAAATATCATTATTTCCTAATCCACAACCTCTGTTTCCAAGAACATTATTTGAATTATTTTGTGATAATAATAAAGAAAATAGTAAATTTAAAATCATTAATATTTTAAAGGTATTAGTTTTTAAATATTAGTTTTAAAGTTATTTAAAGTTATTTAAAGTTATTTATTAAAAAAAATGCCAAAAATAACAATAATAGATATAATAGGTGATACCATATTCATACCTAAAAATGACCCAAGTCATTATAAAAATAAAGACACACTATCGCACTGTTCTGATGAGAATATGTTATTTAATGAAATTTTATTTAATGAAAAAAAAAAATACGATAATAAATATAACACACTAAAAGACCAACTTAGAAAAGAATTAATTAATAGAAATTTATTAATAATAAAAACAAACGAAAATAAAGAAAATATTAAATTATTAATAGATAAACTAAAAAGTCTTAATTATAGTCCAAAAAAATGTAATATTGATAATGAATTGGAAGAATTATTAACTAACACATAATTTAAATAAATAATTAATACCTTTATAATTATAAAAATTGATTTTTATCTTAAAATTAAAAAAATAATAAATAAATAAATTAATTAAAAATGTTCGAATTTCATATTGTAAATGGGTCTAGTCCAGTAGGTTTAGCAGTAAAATATTATGGTTATAGTATTATGGAAAAACAATCTCGTATTTCTATACCTGGTAATTTTCGAAGATCAGAAACCAAAGATATTGAAGTAGTAAATTTCTATTTACCTTTCGGTGAATCAACTATTTTATATAAAGATACAAAAATAAAGTGTAATATAATAAAAGAAGGGATAATTACTTGTGAAACTGCTATTAGAGAATTGTATCCACATCATATTACCTTAATTATGGATAAGAGCCCAGAAGAGGGCCAGAAAATTATAAATGATTTTTTAGAAGATGCTAGCAAATATTATAAAGAAACTATTCGGGAATTAAATGAAGACCCTGAAAAAATTTCAGTCCATATTTATGATGAATATTGGGAAATTTTAAATAAAAGGAACAAGAGGAATATTAATACTATACATCTTGACGGTGAAGAGAAAAAAACATTAGAATATATAAGAAACTTTCTTAAACCAGAAACTAAAATTTTTTATGAAAATTTAGGCATACCTTATAAATTAAATATTCTTTTCGAGGGATTGCCCGGGACAGGAAAAACAAGTTTAATCTATACTCTGGCGTCTGAATTGAATAAAGATATTGCGATTCTTAATTTTAACAAAGATGTGGATGATAATGCTTTTATGAGGGCGTTGCGACGTATTCCAAAAGATTCTATATTTGTTTTAGAAGATATTGACGTAATATTTAAAGAGCGAAAAGAAAATGATAATTTTAAGAGTATGATTAGTTTTAGTGGATTATTGAATAGTTTAGATGGTATGGCTTTTAAAGATAGTCTTATTACAATTATGACTACAAATTATGAATGTAATTTGGATTCGGCACTTAAACGTCCTGGGAGAATTGATAAATCTCTTAACTTTGGATTAGCGAAGAAGAGTCAAGTAGAACAAATGTATAATAAATTCTTCCCAGAATTAAAAGATAATTTTAAAGTATTTTATAAAGAAATAAAAGGACTTAATTTTACCACTGCTATGATTCAACAATATTTTATCTGGCATATGTATGATCACAAAATAATTGATAATTTGGACGAATTCAAAGATTTATGTAGCAAACATAATTATGAAAAGAAATTAGATTTATATATGTAAAATTATATAAATCATTTTGTTCTAATAGTAATTATTCTAAATGGTTTATTATTATTTTTAGGCAATGATATCCCATTATCTAAAATTTCTAGCACTTGAATTTTACCCTTCGTTCCAAAAGCGTCACTCATACCTGTATCAACTTTCCATATTTTATTTTCGCATTTTGAATTAATACCTTGATCTTGAACTGTATGGCCGACTACCATTGAACCTACTTTAAAATGATTAAGAACTTTTTTTAATTTATTACAATCTGGATTTCCTATTGCCAATTCCCTATTCCATAATATACCTTCGTAAGCTAAAAAATAGTCAGAGAATTCTTTTGAATATTGGGAACCAGAAGTATTTAGATAATCCCTCATTTCATCATTTATTTCCTTGATATTTTTAGTTAAATGTTTAGGCATAATACCAGCATGAACAAACAGAAATCCCCCTACAATTAATACAACATTTCTTGAACAAGCAAATCTTCTGGCCAAAATACCACCTGGTTTAAATACATTTTTTCTTTCCTCTGGGCCTCCAAAACATTTAATACTCATAGGAGAACTGTAAGTAAAATTACCCACAACATTCATAATTTCATGATTACCTAAGATACAATATACACCACCACCATATAATTTGGCTTTACTATGACATTCGTCTAAAAAATCCATTATCTTCATTTCGCTACATTCATCTCCAATATTATCAGGTCTTCCACCTCTATCCACAATATCTCCAACTTGGACCACTATGGTATTTTTAGGTTCTGCTATCCATTTGAAATTTAAATCTATTAAGTTTGATTTAAGGAAAATTTCTTTAGTTACCTGCCAGTCACCGTGTAAGTCTCCAATGACTATAATACGGTCGGAGGGTGGTAATCTATCTGCCATTTTTTTTGACATAATTTAACTATATTAAATACTACTATTTTAAATTACCTAAAAATAATTTGGTTTAATTTAATTATGTGTTATAATTCAAAATATAGAAGTAAATTCACTCCAATTATTAGAAATATAGATATAGAAGAAACTAAAAGAAAAATATTATTAACAAGATTTTTAGAAGAAGTAATATTTTATGATAATAAAGCTACCATAACTGAATTTTTTTATATATTGTTTAGTTTAATAATTACTATAGGTAGTGTAATTTTACCAGCATTATTATCAATCCAAAATATAAATTTTAGTGAGGATGAATTAATTGACGCTAATTATAAAGAAAGAATTTATTGGCTATGTTGGTGTATTTCATTATTAATAACAATTTGTAATGGTTTAATACAACTATTAAGTCTCAATAAACAATACACTTCATATATTGTGGTAAGAGAGAAATTAGTAGCAGAAGGATGGAAATATTTAGAACTATGTGATGATTATATAGAAGGTAATCATAAAGATAATTTTACAAAATTCTGCGAAAGAGTTGAAAATATAAAAGAAAATCAAACAGAGAAAGAATCAGTATTTATAAATGAAAATAGGAAAAATATTAAAAATACTAAGGAAGACACTGATACGAATAATTATTCTAATGAAGAAAATTTATAATATTAATTTATAAATGAATCTAGGCACTGTAAATTAATAAATATCTTTATAATTATTAATGTATACGGATAAAAATTTAAAGTTATATAAAAAAACACAAATTAATAGAGTGGGACAAGAGCTTGAATATACTAAAAAAGAATACCCTAGAGGTTTTACTATTCCTGATAAAAAAATTGTTGATGGTAGAATAACAACCGGAACTTATAAACTAACAGGTAAAATATTTATGTTATTAGTTTCTATAATAATATTAACATTAATATTTGCAAGAATAAATAAAGATAATAATAGTTTTACAACATTTATATTAATAATAACTAATGTCTTTTTAATATTCATACCATTGTTCTATACAATGAAAGTAGCCTATTATAAGTCTTTAATCTATATAACGACTATAATTATTTTCGGAACTATGGGATATGGATGGGGATTATTTAGTATTCTAATTAATTTAAATCCTACAAGAAAAAAACCTCTTATAAAAGCTAATTCTTATAAAGCTAATAATATAAAGGCCTAATACTTATAAAGGCCTAATTCTTATAAAGCTAATCATATAAAGGCCTAATACTTATAAAGGCCTAATTCTTATAAAGGCCTAATACTTATAAAGGCCTAATTCTTATAAAGGCCTAATTCTTATAAAGGCCTAATTCTTATAAAGCTAATCATATAAAGGCCTAATACTTATAAAGTCTGTTTGAAAGAAAACTTTTGTCTTGAATCAATTGGTTTAATATGTTCTGTGTTTAGTTCGTGGATATTATCCAAATATTGATAATTACTACCAGATTCGTTTGTATATGAATCAATAAATCCAGCTCTAGTTTGTATATTTTCCATAACTTTTTTATTAGGTTCCTTTTTAATTAAAGGGAAACCCATATTTCTAGAAAGTGGTGATAATTCTTGTAATCTTTCGTTATTATCTTCTTTAAAATTTGAATGAAATCCAGAATTATTATTTAATTGATTTTCAACAGGAGCTATCATATTATTACTTAAAAGAGAATAATTACTTATTCGTTCATTAAAAGAATCTCTTTTACTATCAGTAGTATTTTGCGAATCTCTAATATTATTATTAAATGGTAGTCTTCTTCTATTTTGTATACTGGAATCATTAATCATATTTAGTCTGTAATTAATATCATTTTTAAAATCAGTAGATTGATGAGTTACTATGTTTTTTTTGGTATGTGGTTCACTCTTATAATTATAATAATCATTATCTAATCCATGATTAGAACTACTCATATTCTTAGGTTCAATGGTATTTGGAACTAAAAAATTTTGAATTCTATCATTTATATTAGTTCGGGATTGTAAATTTTTAGTTGAAGAATTATCCATTAACTAATGTAAATAAATTTTTAATTAACATTTAACTAAATGTTAATTAAATAGTGTTAAAATTAAATAGTGTTAAAATTAAATAGTGTTTAAATTCAATAATGTTAAAATTAAATTATTGATTATTTTCTTCTTGGTTATTATTATTATTTTGAATTAAAACATATATGATAGCTATAATAACAACAATAATACTAATCTCTACATTATAACAACTCATTAGTAAAATTAATGCTAGAAGAAAACATAATTGGGTATATTCTGGGAGTTTAGTTTTATTATAAGTGAGAACAACTAAAAAAATTACAAATACCAATGTTAAAATATCTATCTCAACAGGTAATTTGTTTAATTTCAAATTAATATTATTTGAGAGATTATTTGAGAGATTATTTGAGATATTATTTTTCATTTATAATATTAACAAATAAAAAAATAATAACTAATTGTTTTTTTTTAATTCTTCTAATAATTTTTTAATTTCTTCTATATCTTTTTTTTGTTCAATTAATTCTTTTAATTGGGTTTTTTTTTCAGGGTTATCATATGTTTTACCAAATAAATAACAAATTGTATAATATCCACCTTTACCTAAATTTTTTATTAACCAAAATATAATATCTGTTGACCAATCTAAAATAATATATAAAAACATATTTATTATATAAATATAAAAAATTGATTAGTTTTATACACTTGTTATAAAATATAATGGAACAAATTACTAATACTATTCAACAAAACCCCCTTGTTCGATCAGCCTCTGATATGGGATATGACGAGCGTCAATCATCTCGAACACGACATCATAGTATAGATGATGATGAATTTGGTAAAGTCTACTCGTCCAATCTTAGAACAATAAGAACTACCGATCCTACACAAGATTCGAATGATTTTATGAAAAGATATTTTTCAAATCTTGTAGGTATGAAGGATGGTCTTAAAAAAATGTATTTTGATATGTCTTTCCTAACCTTCAATGGAACAACCGCCAAAGGAGTTGATTTTATTCTTATGACACTATCTCAACTCATTGGATGTCCTTTCTATAATATTCAATTTATATCATCTCAACCTAGTCTTGGGAATGGTATCTTTATTATAGTGAACGGTAATAGCCCTGGACACGTATTTCATATGACACTAAACATAGTTAGTATAAAGAAAAAATATCGTATTCTAAACCAATTTATTCAAATTACTCCTGTAGCTCCTTAAATTTGTATTTCTGGAACCCAATGAGTGGTTCTTTTATCCTTAGTTTCTATTTTAATAACATTATTACCTAAATGGTCTTTTTTTAGTTGATAAACTTGGAATTTAAAACTATATGAACCTTCCACGCTATCTATATTACTATAGTTTCGAATGGTTGCGCCTCCAGATATTAGACTATTATTTGATATTTTTTTAATATTGATAAAAAGTGTTTCCAAATCAATATTAGTTAAGGTGGTTAGTTGTCTAAATGGGCTAATTTTAGATTGGTATAAAATTTCAGATTTTAGGTAATTCCCTATACCAGATAAATAACTTTGGTTCATAAATATTTCAGGAATAGTTTTTGATTGAATTCTTTTTTTCCCCATTATAGAATTGAATACTTCTAAAGTAAATTCATCTTCTAAAATATCTGGTCCCAATTTTTTTAATTTATCTTCTAAATCTGTTTCATTATCGCAGAATTTGACCGTACCGAAATTTCTAATATCATTAAACCAAATACTTTTTTTATTATCTATAATTAATTCTAATCTGGTATGTTTTCCATTTTCTAAATTCCAACCACCAGTCATTCCTAATGTATTCCACATAGTCCAATTATTTTCAAATTTGAACCAAATAAATTTACCTTTATTCCTAACTTCTAAAATTTTGACGGGGAGATTTTCTAAAATTTTTTGAAAATTATATGGATTTTTTTTGGTATATCTTCCAGAATGTAATACAATTTGGTATAACGTTTTACCTGTTAAAAATTTATTTAACTGAATAACCATTGATTTAACTTCTGGACCTTCGGGCATTTTATATAATTTTTATTTAAAAAGAAAAAAAAATCAATTAAATGAATTACTATAAAAGTAAATGAATTACTATAAAAGTAAATGAATTGATATAAGTTTTAAATAAAGTGTATTCGAAAATAATCTAATGAATTTTTAATAGCTTGGTCCATATTGAAATATTTATAGTTTGCTAATCTTCCAATAAAATGAATATTATCTTTTTTTAATGTTTCTGCTAAATTTTGATATTTTTTATATAAATTTAAGTTTCTATCATTTAATACTGGGTAATATGGTTCTCCTTCATCGCAACCATATTCTTTAGAAATAATAGTATGTTTTGATTTTTGATTTAAACAATGTTTATATTCGGTTATTCTTGTAAATTCTTCATCTAATCCAGGATAGTTTATTTGTCCACCTGGTTGATAATAATTCATATTAAAATGTTTTTCAAAAACAAATTTTAAACTTCTATATTGTAATTTTTCATAACCATTCGATTCAAAATACCTATCAATTGGACCAGTATAAATAATGGCTTTAAAATTATTTAAATTATTATTTTTCTTGAATTCAAAAAAATCTGTATTTAATTTAACACTAATTAAAGGATTATTTAAAATATTTTCAAAAAATTTAGTATATCCTTCTTTAGGTAAAACTTGATATTTATCACTAAAATATCTGGTATCTTGATTATTTCTTATAGGTATTCTTGCTAAAACTTCTGGTTTTAATTCACTTGGATATTTATTCCAGTGTTTAAATGTATAATTTTTAAATATTTTTTCATATAATACTTCTCCTACTCTAGATTTTGCCATTTCTTCTCCATTTGTAATTGTATCATATTTAATCTGGTTATTAACAAAATATTGTGTAAATGATAATTTATTAAGACAAATAATAGAAAATAGTTTTCGAAATATGTCTGAAAATATAAGTTATTCTCACGAAGAAAATAATACAGAATATGGGTTTATTTCATCGAATATAATAAACAAAATAGGACCCCACGCCGATTCACCACAAATAAAAAATAAATTTCCCGATATTTTTGATTCATATTTTAAATTTTGCGTAGTAAGAAATCCATATGATAGAATTGTATCAAGATATTTTTGGGATTTAAAAGTAAATGAAATTGAAAAAAAAATAAGTTTTAAAGAATATTTGGAAAATGAAGATACAAAAGGTTTAATAAATAAAATAAATGATGATTGGTATGATAGATGT